ACCTACCTTCCAGAGTATGCTGCAATGTACGATAAACTACCTATCAGTGCATTTTTATCTGAACCAAAGAAACCAGATCCTGATATGAGTTTGCAGAATCTTCAGTTCTGGAACTGTATGGATTATGGTGTAGTTGCTGTGACCAAACAGTTTATTGGTAGTATGGATTATGAGGTCTACACCAGAGATCATGGAACTATGAAAGGTACTTACATTTGTACCATTGATAATTATCATCAAGATCCTGATACGGTCGACTATGCAACTTCAGAGAATCCATCAGAACATAAGTCACACAATCTGATTGAATTGGTCAATGGGCAATATGCTCTTTATCCAAATAATAGAACTCGGATTTATGATAATAGTTTAACTCCAGAGAATCCAAAAATTCCTGATTTTAAAGTATCTACTGAGTATTATCAGGTTGAGAATGGATATGATCGTATGGGTCTAGGAGATCAAGAAAGTTATTTCTGGAAAACAGCACAAGAAAGAGAATAATAAAAAATGCATAGTAATATATACTTTAGTTAATTAAAAACGATTGTGTTGATATGACAACATTGTTCGTATTTGTCTACATGTTGTTGTTAATTTCTGCAATGCAATTATCATGGCCTGGTAGATACCGAGGTTAACATGAAAAAGAAATCCGAGGAAGAACGAAAGAAAGAAGTAGAAAAGATTTCAAGAATGATTCATCCTCACGATGATGAACCTGATCCTACTGCTTATATGGGGAACTATAATTTTCCTCAAATGCTTTTCGCATTCTGCCTCGGATTTGTTACTATGTTTGTATTGTCGGTAAATGAAATTGACAAATTTAAAGGATGTCCACTACCAGATTATTTTCAAAAAGAGGTAAGTAATTAATGGATAAAAGATTCCAAGATTTTACTGAAAGAGAACGGAGAATGCTTGCTGAAGCACTCTGGAGACGCCAAAGATGCTTTATAGCAGGTGACAGAATGTTTAAAGATTATGAATTGCTTCTCAATGAAGTACTAGAAGAAGTTGATTATATTCCTGGGAGGGTGCTATGAAAGTAGGAATGATTGGTCTTGGGCGTATGGGTGAGGGAATGTCTCGCCGTATGCTTAAAGAAGGTATTGAAGTATATGGATATCGTAGAAACTATGCAAAGGCACAAGAAGCAGCAAAGAGTGGGTATATTACTGCAGCTGCAGATTCTTTGGAAAGCCTTGTTCAAGTAGTAAGAAAACAAGCAAGTGTTTTTACTAAAGATGAGAATCTAAATGCACCAGGTATTTTCCAACTTGTCATCCCCGCAGAATTAGTAGAGGAGACTATCAATGAGCTATTACCACTTTGTGTGGAAGGCGATATTATTATTGATCATGGCAATAGCAATTTTAAGGACTCTCGACGCAGAGCAGAACGGCTATCTAAACTTGGCATCGCGTATATTGACTGCGGTACTAGTGGTGGTGTTTACGGTTTGGAGCGTGGATACTGTCTTATGGTTGGTGGTGCAAATACTGCAGTATCCACCTGCGCTCCAATCTTTAGGGCACTCGCACCAGGGATTGGTTCAGCACCAAGAACTGATCCAACAACAAGGGCAACAAGTGCTGAGTATGGTTGGTTGCATTGTGGACCACCAGGTGCAGGTCACTTTGTAAAGATGGTTCATAACGGAGTAGAGTATGGAATCATGCAAGCCTACGCCGAAGGCTTTAATATCCTGCATGAAGCTAATGCTGGGTCAGCTTACATTAAAGCGGGCGATGCTGAGGTTGCTCCTATGGAGAATCCAGAAGATTATCAGTATGATATTGACTGCGCTGAAGTGGCTGAGTTATGGCGTCGTGGTTCTGTGGTTGGTAGTTGGTTGCTCGATCTTACCGCTGATGTTCTACGGGGTGATAGAGAGCTTAGCAAATTCGATGGCGGAGTATCAGACTCTGGTGAAGGGCGTTGGACTGTTCACGCTGCTGTGGATCTTGGCGTACCCTCTCCTGTCATCTCTAGTGCTTTGTGGTCGCGCTTTGAGTCGCGCCGTCTGGGTGCTTTCGCAGCCAAGGTTTTAAATGGTATGAGAGCGATGTTTGGGGGTCACGATGTTCGCTGATGTTCTTAAATGGATAGCAATACCATTTGTACTAACTACCATATACTTTGGAATTAGGAGAGGTGAAAATGTATACTACGATAGCGACAAGTATGACGGAAACGGATGTGCCCACTAATACCAAGGGTATAGTTATTTTTGGTGCCACTGGAGATCTGTGTAAAAGAAAACTAATACCTGCTCTCCATAAACTCTGGGAGAAAGGACTTCTCCCAGAAAACTTCACTATTACTGGTGCTGCTAGGAGAGAACCAACAGCAGAACAATGGAAACAATCTTTGGGTGATTATCCCGAAGAATTTCTTTGGCATTTGGATTATCAATGTGCAGATTTATCTAATATTGATACATTACAAAATCTACCAGAACATGATGATGTAACTTATTTCTTATCTGTACCTCCAGAAAGATATGAAAATGCAATTGTCAACCTTAAAAAAACAGGTAGATTAAATGACGCAGAAACATCCCGTGTGGTTATTGAAAAACCCTTTGGGCACGATTATCAATCTGCTAATCATTTACAGTCAGTGGTTGGGAGACATTTACGCGAGAAACAGGTATATCGCATTGACCATTATCTTGGCAAAGATACTGTTAATAGCATACTTGCTACTCGGTTTAGTAATATTTTGCTGGAACCTCTATGGAACCGCAATTACATAGAAGAGATTCAAATCTATGCAACCGAAACTATTGGTTGCGAAGGTCGTTCTCAATATTATGAAACTGCTGGTGCAGTTAGAGATATGTTGCAGAATCATATCTTACAGGTTCTTGCACTTATTGCGATGGAACCTCCTAGCAAAATGAATGCTAAGGAAGTTCGTAGAGAAAAAACAAAAGTTCTTGCTGCTACTCGTCTAGGGGAGGATTTGGTCTGTGGACAATACGAAGAATATAATAATGAGGAGGGTGTTGATCCTTACAGTCGCACTCCTACCTTCGTTGCTGGTTCTCTTTATGTCGATAACTGGCGTTGGGAGGGAGTTCCTTTTCGTGTAATGACTGGCAAGAAAATGCCATACCAATGTGTAGAAGTAGTCATCAAACTTAAATCACCACCTCTACAATTATATGATGGAGAAACTAAAGACCGCATTGTTATGCGCTTACAGCCTAACCCTCATCTTGACATTAGGATGGATATTAAGTCCCCAGGGCTATCAGATCAATTGGAACTCGCCACTCTCACCCACAATTATCCGCAGGAAAGAGCAATCGATGGATATGAGAAACTCCTTTATGATGCTATATTTGGTAATCAATCGCACTTTGTACACTCAGACGAAGTCATGGAGTCCTGGAGAATTGTAGAAGACCTTCTTTGCACTGGTGAGGAATGTCCTATTAATACTATTCCATATAGGTATAACTCTGGATCTTGGGGTCCAATAACTAAAGTTGAAAAGATTACTAGTTGGGATTTTCCTGCATAAAACCCATGGATAATACTCTGGAGTGGATTAGTGTTGTTTTAGCATTACTTTTTGGAGTTACTATGATTTGTCAAGGATACTTTATTAGTTCTGGAAAGTATGGTTACAAACATACTGAACGCGAAAAAGAAAGGTCCGCCAAAACACGCAAACAATTAGAAAAGGTAATCAAAGGTAAATGAACTCAGACGAAAAGAGAGAGTTTTACAAATCCCTAAGGGAAAGAATCCATCAATTAAGGATTGGACATTTATTTGAAGAGCCTTGTCCATTGTATGAACCAGAGTGGGATGATGAATTTTGGGATAGTAGGTTGACCTATGATTATGATGATGACGAGTAACTGAATTCATGGTATAATTAGTATGATGAAAGCGAACTGTGAAAATAAAACAGTCACTAGATGAAATAATTATTCTAAAGGACATTTTGTCTGTTAAAGAATTTTATCAAATTCAAGACGAATTTTATTATAATCAATGGGATTTTAATAAAAAAGAACGACAAGAAGATTCTAGTTATCCGCTAAGAGGGAGACTTAAAAAACCTAATTATGGTCATTCTCTTGGAGATAATTTGATTCTTCTGAACATTGGATCCAGATTAAAACTCCATGTAGAAAAAATATTACGAAAAAAAATTGAGTTAAAAAGAGTTAATACCAACATACAGTTCTTCGGTCAAAATTCATCCTTCCATAAGGATTCATCGACAGAGTCAGTATGGACTTTAATTATATTTTGTAATGAAACTTGGGATATTAATTGGGGAGGAGAATTTGTAATTGAGAATGGTGAAGGTAATTATTCATATGTTTCATATCTTCCAAATAATGGTGTTCTTATTCCTGCATGGTTAGAGCATCAAGGTTTGCCACCAGGTAGATTATGCAACTTACCTAGAATATCTGTGGCATTTACATATCATCAAGTTGTGGTATAATTAGTATGATTAAAGCGATTCAATGGCAGTAAAACTACTACTTCTCAAGTCTGGGGAGATGCTAATCTCTGATGCAAAAGAGTTGGTATCTGACGAAAATCAAACAACACCATACGGTTATGTTTTGGATTTGCCCCATATTGTAATTACCAATTCTAAAGATAGTTCAAATAAAGAAATTGATATTATCTTTAGACCTTGGATTATGATTAGTAAGGAACAAAAAATGATGATTCCTACTGATTGGGTTGTTACTATTGTGGATCCCATCGATGACATCGCTAAGATGTATGTTGATGATATGGAAAGAGTTAAACCAAAAGTAGAAAATACGGAGGATGAAAATGTCGATTAAATGTGTCTTGGTAGATATTGATAAAGTTCTTATCTGCGAAGTTGAAGAAGTGATGGCAGAACCTGGTGAACCAGATTGCCGTCTAATTAAACCATATCTTTTCAATTCTATTGATGATATGAAACCTTGGATTCCTGCTTCCAATCAGGAAGAATATATGCTAAGATCAGATGACATTCTTACAATCGCTGATCCACTACCAGAGGTTATTGAAAAATACGAGGAACTAACAAAGTAATGGCACTATCAAAAAGTACTCTAGAACATTTACTTGAAGCGGAGTCTCATATCCGAGCAGCAATTAAGTCTGCTGCAGTAAATGAAAAACCACTGGTTGTTAAGCAACTATCGGATATCTTAATGAATATGGAGCAAACTAAAAAGTTTGATGAAATCATGGATATGATTGATAATCGCGATCCTGGAAGTAGCGGTATGTTTGGTTCCTTTTTTAACGATGACGACGAATGAAGTTTTACACTAATGTTCAACTAATTGGTAATCAAGTTCTTGTTCGTGAAGTTGAAAATGGAGTAAGAAAAGAATATCGGGATGAGTTTTTCCCGACACTTTTTGTCAAATCAAAAAAGAAAACAAAGTTTAGAACACTGAACGGTGATTCTGTAGATAAAGTACATCCTGGAACAGTTCGGGATTGTCGTGACTTCTACAAAAAATATGATGAAGTTGATGGATTTGAAATCTATGGCAATGATCGATACATCTATCAATATATTTCAGAAAAGTATCCTGAGGATGAAATCAAGTTTGATATCAGTCAAATCAAACTGGTAACTCTTGATATTGAGACTACTGCTGAATACGGATTTCCTGATGTTGAATCTGCCCAGGAAGAGATTCTTGCGATTACTATTCAGGACTATACCACCAAGAAGATTATTACTTGGGGTGTAAAACCTTTTGCAAACAAGCAAGAGAATGTCACATATCATCATTGTCATACTGAACATGAACTACTGAATCACTTCATCAATCACTGGATGCAAGATGTTCCTGATGTGGTGACTGGATGGAATATTCAACTGTTCGATATTCCGTATATCTGTAAGCGCCTCAATAGGGTGCTTGGGGAGAAGTTGATGAAGCGTTTCTCCAACTGGGGTCTTGTTACCGAGGGAGAAATATTTGTTAAAGGTAGAAAGCACATCACTTTTGATGTAGGTGGATTGACTCAATTAGATTATCTTGACTTGTACAAGAAGTTTACTTACAAGGCACAAGAATCTTATCGTCTAGACTACATAGCTGAGGTGGAGTTGGGTCAAAAGAAACTTGATCACTCTGAATTTGATACTTTTAAGGATTTCTATACCAAAGGGTGGCAGAAGTTTATTGAATACAACATCGTTGACGTAGAACTTGTTGACCGTTTGGAAGACAAGATG